ATGATTAGTGAAATTGCCCGTACCTGTGACATCAATTCTTTCAACTTTATAGATAGTTTTTCTAACAGTTTCATCTTCGTCAGCAGCAAAAATCACCGTAACATCTTTTAACAATCTTACGTTGTCAACAAAGTATTCACTAGTGCCTTCAACATTACTGAACAAATCTTTTTGTGAAATATCAATAGTTGAAATAGTTGATAGAAAATTCCAACCGCTCTTATAAAGCAGCAAGTTTGGTAAAAATTCAATCACTGGACGTTTAGCACGATTTTCTTCTAAGAAATTAAATGCTATACCAGGAGTGGTAATGCTTGCTGTGTATTCTAATACGTCTTTATGAAACCAACGGTTGGTTCGACTCCATGGATTAGCATCTATACTGCTGCGATTAATAACAATATAATCTTTGTTGTTTGGAGAATTTAGTGTACTGTCATAATTTGTACTGTCAAATTCTTCCCCAGAAGCATCATATCCGCTGCCTAAGCTGACTGTGTAAATTTCAGGTGTAACTAAATCTTGCCACTTAGTTAATGTGATTCCTGTTCCAACACCTTCAACTACATACTCGCCTTGTGTATAAACTGCAGGATCAATGCTGTTTTTAAATCTAACTTTTAGACCATTGGTAAATTTAACACCGTTCGGACTTGTATAGCTTTTAGCTCCCAATATATCGTTAATGTCAATGGTAGCTGTTGGACCAGCATCTACTAACTTAATAATGCCAAAGATGTTTGCATCTAAACCATCTTGATAATAAAGAGTATCTAACTGAGCTGTGATATTTGGTAATAGTTTTACAACACCTGTTGTATCCTTAAACACATATCTGTTGCCGTAAATTGTGCCTTCTCTAACATAGACTTTAGTATTAACATTAAAGTCTCTTTGATAAGAAAGTTGCAATAGATTGTTTTCGTCTATGGTTAATAACCAAACGCCTGATCTTAATTCGTTAGGAACTTCATTGCCTTGATCAAATTTTCGACTGTCGTACCCTTCTGTATCGCCCGCACTGAAATTGCCTGGATAATACCACCCAGCTGCCAGAGGATTAGTGAAAACAATAGACTTGTTTAGCTCAATTCTTCTTACGCCATCTAGTGTATATTTTGCATAAAATACATCCACAGGAGTGTTTGCAATTTCATTAAAAGGAATATCTAATACATAATCTATTTCGGCTGCTTCGATTAAATTAATCAGATCATCTTGTGCAGTTCTTTTTGGCACAGCAAAAGTAACTTGCCCTGTGCTTGCACCGTTGTTTCTAACACCTTTAACATCTCTGATACTGAGATTTTCTTGGAAAGAAGTTGCTTCTGTTGTTCCAGATTCAGTCTGAATATAGAAAGGATATCCATCTTGTGCTAGATCAAACGTATATACGCCGCCGCGAACAAGGGTAATAGTTGGATTTGTTGCATTAGTAAATCCGCTAAAACTATAACCTGGATCGCCTGTGATTATGTTATTATAGTCTGATCCATTGACTGAATTAGGCTGTGGACGATTAACAAAAAAGTTATTTTGTACTTCTAGTTCGCCAGCAAATACGTCAACTGCATCTGGTCCACTAGGTACCCAATAATACTGACTGTAATTGATTAGCTTGTCTAAATCTACGAAACCAGTATAGTTGTAATAATCACTGTTGAACAATCTATCGTGATTGTTTACAATTCCGCCTTGACTGCTGATCTTATTCAACATATCTAGATAATTGTAAACATTGCTAATTTTATATTCTTTGTCAACACCGTAAATGCGTTGACGTACCACTGTGGCAGGTTCAAGTTGATAGTATTGTGCTAAAGGATCGCCTTCTTGAATATAAGCATCACCTTGTTTATAGACACTGCTACCTTCTGCACGACCAATAAAACTACTCATACGAGTAAGTTTTGGTTCTTGTATCAACTGATCAACAGTTGCATTTAAGAATCTTTTGTTAGTCTGTGTCTTAAAGATCTCAGGTAGAAAATCTATCGTTCTGCGAACAGCCATTTTAGTATGTCACTCCCTTGACAACAGTAGCGGTGTTGATGCCACTAGCGTTGATACCACTTAGTACGCTGCTGACAACTTCGACATTGTCTACAGTTGCAGCATTAATGAAAATTTCGTTTGGTTGGCAGCGAATTTCATATAAGCTACCAAAAGTATTGTTTGCGCTTAAAGGCACCAGAATCACACTGGATAAATCGCTGCCTAATTCACTGTGCAAGTAAGCACTTAGTTCTGAGAAATAGAAGGTGTCACCGAAGTTCCAATTTTCCAGTGCAAAATAATTGTTAATTTTGTCTATTAATTTACTTTTTAATTCGTTGTCACTGATAGTGCTGTTTGTATTTTTTACAATTTGAAATTTAGCTTGTAAATTATTCAATGCTTTGTTTCCAAACAGTGGCTTATAAATGCCACTGTTAATTACTAAACTGTCAGTTAACATTTTGTAATTGAAAAGATCGCTGTATGAATTGCTTAATTCAAAAGTAGTAACAGGATCTGGTTCTTGCACTGAATGTGTAGTATCCTGAATAAATGTTCTATATGAATCATCGTAATTTCGAGTTAAAATATAGATATCAATTAGGTTACTGCTGGCAGGGTCAATTCTTTTATTGTCACTGGCATTGTGACGATATTTGAAATAAACACTTTGACGACCAATATAACCTTTATAATCTGTATTTTCTTTAATTACTTTAATGTTGTTAACTAAACTTAATTCATAAAACTTTTTATCTATGCTAGCATAAAAAATTGTACCCGCTGGATAATTGTTTCGTTGAAATTCTACTTCTGCTTTTGTTGCAAACAGTGTGTTTACTGAACCTTCGCTTAATAGTTCATAACGAATTAAGTTATCAAAATCAAAATATTTCTTAAAGAACACATTATGAGATGTTGCATTGCTAATCTGTTCGAACAATGTTGGATCGTCAACAATACCGTCGTTGTTTTCATCAGCGAACGTAACTAAAATTTTAGTAGTATCAACATATCCATCATTTTCTACTAGATTTTCGCTGACTTCCCAAATTAAATCTTTGTCGAGTTTTTCAGTTGACCCAGGTTTACTGTTGATATTAAAAATCTTAATATTATCTTTAATAATGGTATTGTTTTTGCTGTCGTATGTTCTACGAGTATTGCTGTTTAAGAACGTTACTTTGCTTTGGCTAGCAAAAACATAATACAAACCGCGATATGTTACAGTGTAATTAGATCCATCAGTTTCAAATTTAATAAGCCAGCTGGAATCTTTAGCTGCATTGCTTACGTCACCTGCAAAATCTAAACTAAATTCATCTGTAGAATTTAAATTAGCACTACTGATAACTTTCCAAGGATCAACATTTGGATTACTTACACTACCAATGTCGTATCTTAAACCAAAATTAATATTGTTAAAAATTAAGTTAGTAATAGTTAGAATCAATGCATTACTGAATACATTACTTAACGGTGCATAAACTTCAGTAATAATAGCAGCTGACGGTATATTATCAGTTAGTGTTACTGCACCTATCTGTCTGCCAGCAATATAAGTTTCGTTAGTACCGTTTCCGTTCTGACTTTGAATACTGGCCCAAATATAAGTTTTATCAGTTTTTACTTGAGGAGTTCCCTGAGTTAGAACATTATTAACGTCGAAATAATAACCAGCAGGAGCAGTAAATTTAATTAAACTGTTTCTCAATAGATACTTTCTATTGCTGCTGGTAAATTCGCCAATTTGTTGTTTGTTACCGTCATTATCGATAAAGAATCCTGTGCAACTTGTAGCATCGTCAGTTACACGTTCCCACTTGGTAAACAGTGTATTAAATTTAATACTATTAAAATTATTATAATAAAAATGTTTTGTTGTTGGCATTTTTATTATAGGTAAAATTATGTTTCTAATAGCTGCTGCAATGTCACTGCGAGTGTTAAATGTAAATGTTTTTGTATTTTTAAATTCTTCTTTATAGATAGCACCGTCGTCGGCAATCAGATCAGTAGAACTATATTTGCCTGTAGGATCAATGATATCTAAGTTACGACTAATACCGCTTGAATAACGGTTAACTGCTTTAACTTTAACAATGTCTGGATATAGTGTGTAGGGAAGAATATTGTAGTCTTCCCCATTGACCATGCGATTCTGTGTATAGAAGTTCTGTGGAGCTTTTTGCTTGACTTCTTCAATAGTGTCACGTCGTGAACTGTTAGCAACTGTATATTGTAAGCTAGCTGTGATTGTTAGTGTTTCGCCTCTGCCTGAACGACTGATATAAGGAATAGCAACACTGACATTGTTCATGTCAGCAGGTGTAATTCTATATGTAATACCATTACTTACACGGAAATAACTACGGAAACTGCCTGTTGGAATATCGCTGAAAGTTCCGTCACCAAATACTAGATCAATCTGATCGTTTAGTCGTGTGTTAACACTGTAAAGTGAACGAATATTGCGAGCAATGCTGTTATATATTGCGTTGCTGCCAGCAGTGCTTTGAACTTGTGTCCATTGGTCGCTCAGTCTATTGCCTGATAAAGCATATAACCATACATCTTCATTGTTGATATTGTCAACATTGATATTAACTATGCGGTTAGGTAATTTTTCGTTTAGTGTAAAGTCTAAGCTCTGTAGCTGACCTTGTTTAAACAACACAAAGAAACCGTTGTTGGCACTGCCGAAACCTTGCCCATCTTGCTGATAAATCATACCAAACTGACCACGAATTCCTGGCTCTTGTTCTTGAATAGTATCGCTTGATAATATGCTGCTGCTGACAATTTCAAAAGGTGCACTGGATTCTAACACAGGTGCACTGTAAGCAAACACAGGCACAACACTGGTAGGTATAGCTAAATTGTATTGATCTGTTTTGATACCATTAATTGTTTTGCTGGCATAAGATTTACCAACTTTCTGATTACTACCCAGTGCAGCATTTAAAATTTGTGTAAACTGACTAAGCCAATCAGGATTGCTAGGGTCATTCCAATTAACAGTAGTACGAGCTAAATTTTGTCCTGAACTGCTGCGAAGCTGTTCACTTGTATTGATGCTGACGATTTTTAACAGACCGCTTGCTGTTTTATTTCTAGTTGGCTGATAGCTTAGTTGTTTTACTAGCTTGATAACACTGTCACGACGTTCGGCAGTTTCTAAGAAATTTTCACGAGCATTTAAATCTGTACGGAAAGCAAGGCTTTGAGCAACGAAACTGATGAGGTCAAGTAGAGCAATATATTCGCTTGATTCAATAAAGTCATTAAAGTCTTCCGCATAGTAGGTCTTGAGGTAATCCACCATAACCTTGCGAATAGTTTCAAAATCATATGACTGAAAGTCAGCTTCACTAAAAGTAGTGTAAAGTTTCTTCCAATCTTCAGCTGCGAATAAGTTTGTTTGACGTGTGCTCTTTGCCATGATAATATTTATTATTCAAATAATCTGCTACTTTTATAGTGTAGCAGAAAGTCTACCAGTATCTCTGCTAAATTCTAATTGTAAATTAGCAGTTTGATTAGTGGAAGAAAATGTAATTTCAACGTCTAGTCTAAGACCGTTTTCATATTCGGTCACTGTCACACGATTTAATTGTCTTATTCTAGGATCATAATTTACTATTTTTTCAACATCTTTTCGTATGTCTTCTTTAATTGCCGGAGTCAATGGTTCAAATAGTGTATTCCATATAATACTACCAAAATTAGGATTGTTTAACTTTTCGCCTTTTCTTATACTGAAATGATTTAGTAAGTCGCGAATAATCAGTGCCTGGTCTCTTAGTTTATAAGGACCAAAATCTCTGTCAATAGTATTAAAACCTCTGTAGATGCTCATAGAAATATTTATCTAAGCATTAACATGCTGGTTTTGCAGGACTTTGTGGAGCAGCATTATTCGGAGCACCTTCAGCTCCTGTACCACCTTCACCAGCAGCTGGGGGTGCACCAGTGACTGGTTTAGAGCTATCAGCTACATCATTA